TGGCGTTGGTGGGCTGCAAAACAGATGACGCTATCGGCAGTTGCTGAGTTTGGTCTGAACTTGGAGAAGGAGTTGCGCATTCAGAATGAGCTACCTAGCATTATTATTCTTGATGCCTGTGAAATAATCCCATGCAGCGCTGCATGTGTGGGTTCGTTTAAAAAAGTGGAGCCATATAATGAGCAATAGCATTATATTGTGCGAGCCGGAAGAGTTTAGGCAGGTTGCAAACGATACTGACAGCTCCAGCTCCAGCTCCGGCTCCGGCTACGGCTCCGGCTACGGCGACGGCTACGGCTCCGGCTCCGGCTCCAGCTACGGCTCCGGCTCCGGCTCCGGCTCCGGCTCCGGCTCCAGCTACGGCGACGGCGACGGCTCCGGCTACGGCTACGGCTACGGCTCCGGCTACGGCTACGGCTACGGCTCCGGCGACGGCTAAAAGTTGAATAAAAACAAATTCGACCGGGAGAGCTTAAACCTGTTCTCCCGTATTCAAAAGCAGCGTAAAGCAGATAAATTCAACAGGTACAGAGGTGTGAATATGAAAAAGCAAGAATGGCTTGACAAGCAGGTGTTCCCAGAGGAGTTGAAGCAGATTATTAGGGCGACTGGCGGAAAGTGGCAGTCAGAAACGTCAGAGTGGGTACAGATGTCACGGTTAGGTGCTAACTGTCTGCCTGAGTATAGCGTAAGAAGACAATCTAAAAGTTACTCTCGTCAACAATACGAGCAGTGTAAAGCGCAGATGACCGGGCGGCCTATGGTTGAGGATTGGCCGCCGCATACAGAAAGCTGGACTCAAAATAGTAATGGTATTTGGATAATAAGTCCGACCGGGTACGATGATTTGTTTTACGGCTGTCCTATCTGCCCTGGGGCTTCTGTTGATATCCTTCAGGCAAAAGAGTTGGATAAAATCATGTTCGATGGTGTTGATTTATCTGATCAGAAGAAACCTGACTGGAGCAAGGCTCCGGAAATGGCAACTCATTACGATAGCAATAGCGATAAATGGGTGCTTGCTCACGATGATGGATGCACATTTAGCGCTCTGGATATCACAGGGGATTACGTGATATCTCAGTTTGAAACATGCGAAGACTGGCGTAACACCTATCTGATTAAGCGTCCGGTTAAAACAACAATCCAGCCAGGCGAATCAATTAAGGAAGCTCACAACCGGATGATGAATGGTGAGAATATCGAATGGGAGAATCCTGTTAGATACACGCCTGGCAAAGATCGAGTCTTATGTAATCAATCGTGTAAGGAGCTAGACTCAGGATGCGGCTGCATAGCAATACCTGAAGACGACAACAAAGGCTGGTTCCGCGATGGTGGAATACCGCCCAAAGGTGCCCTGGTGCAGGGCATGGATCTAAATGATGGCTACGGCAGAGTTATTGCAACTTACGGCGGTCTTGCTTGGGTAGATACTGAAGACGAAACAGAAGTGGTTGCAGGGGTAGATCTGGAGCCTGCAGGTTTTGATGTTGAAACTATTCGTGAAGAGGCAATGATGCATGATGAGGTGGTGATGGTTAAAAAAAATACATGATGTAATGCTAGCCACTTATAACTTTTCACCAGATGATGAGCCCTATATAGCTGGTGCGGCTCAGGCGCTTTACGATGCAGGTTGCAGAATCACAAAGAATCAGTAATACTGTCAGCAGATAAGCCGTTTTCACCTCTCTGTTGTTTATCTGCTGCTTTGCTCTTGCATATAGCCCGGTTTCAGTCCAGTCCTGAACCGGGTTTTTTAATGCCTGTTATTTGCTACAATGTAGACAACTAGCGGGGTGTAGAGTATGGGGGCGATTACATGGATTGTCAGGCGCATCCGGTCTGCATTGATTGTTTATGCTGTCATCTGGCTGATATCTGAGATCATACCAATTATGAGCAAAGTCACAGAAACAATTCAGGAGGGGATAGCCAATCCCAAGGCAACCGGTGCAATTGCCACTACAGGCGGTGGAACTGCCATTTACGACTCAATAACCCAGGCCGCACCAGATGTTCTGATGTATCTCTCAATAGTTTCAGCTGGGCTGGCTGTATGGGCGCACTTCGGGACCAGGAAGCGTAAAAGGCTTGAGCAGGAGCAAAAAGCCGAGGCTCACAAGGCGGAAATGGAAAATAGAGCCTTGGAAAAAAGGGTGCTGGAGCAGCAGATAAAAGAATCGGAAGTCAGAGAAGAGGGGCAGAGGCTTTTTATTGACCATGTAATAAAAAAGCATCCAGCTCTAGCAGAGGACGTTGGTGAAGACGGGCTTAATAGTATTATTGAGTTTGCTGCAAAAAAGAAAGCCCAGTGATATAATTACAGGGCGGATAGGTTAGCTACCGAATACCGGCTGAATCACCGGCTTCCGCAATCCTTTTCTGATTCGCTACATGAGAGATTTATCATGGCAGAAAGCAACATAAACCTACCTATCCAGATGGAAGTCAGCTTTTCTGAAACAGACTTGTTCGACACGCTGATAGAGCTACTATCAAAGTATGAGAAAGAACTCCCCAAAGATCTGATAAATGCACTTCACGAAATGGCTGACAGCGATAAATTCCTGTTGACGGTAGAGGATGCTTTTGCGTTCGCAGGGTCGAGACAGCTAAGCGTTGAGCACAGTCTTGGTGGTGGTTTTGATATTGGTGCAATAAACAAGATATTGAGAAAAGTCCAAGTTTTTCATGATGGCCGCATGCACTGGATAGAGCTGGAATCATTCTGGTGCAAGCTGAACGGTGAAATGTATGTTCAGTGGGGTGAGGAATGAACACGTACCCAGTTAACTTCAATCTCCATTACCCGACCTATCAGCAGGTTGAAAATTTCATAGGGTTATCCGCCTGGGTTTCTATTGCGTTGCTGCTATGTATTTTGATGATGCCAGTAACTGTCCGTTCTCGTAAATGGACTGCAAAAAGAAAAATCTCTGCCCATACTGTGATATCAATGATTTTGTTTCCCTGGATGGGGTTATGGATTATTGCAAAAGGTGGGTCTGCAAGATGGATCTCCGATGGTAGCGTTGCGGCTCTTATGTTCGCAGCACCTGTTTTCCTTCTCTTTGTCCTGTCTGCTATCGGTCTGCTGGGGTGATTTATGAGCGAATGGATTAAGCACGATGGCGGAGAGTGTCCGGTAGAACCATCGGTAAGAGTTGATGCTGTAGAGTCGTCTGGTGTTGAGCGTATTAACTTTTTGGCAAAAGATATTGACTGGTCAAAAGAGTGTAAAAGCAAAAGGAATTACCTTATTGTTAAGTACAGGCTGTACACGCCAAACCCTAATGAAAAATGGGTAAAGATACAACCTGGATGCCCTATGCCTGAAGTGGGTGAGTATATCGACGTTTACCTGAAAAATGGTGATCGAATGATGTATCGGTATGTAGACGAAAAGTCAGATAGCATGATGAGCGTGTCATCGCACTGGCGCTACCCACACCCTGATCCGGTGGATTGATATGTGGTCTTTTGAGATGCTACTGATTGATTTATTCATAGCAGTATCGGTTATACAGATGGTTTATCGAAAAAGGTGATATATGAGTTTGATTTTAGAAGAAGCGCGCAAAGAAGATGGTAATCTGCCGGATGAGATTGTTGTAGAAAGCATTGACATATCTGACGGCTGTATCGTTTTTGTTGACGGGCTGGAAATCTGTAACCCTGGCGCAATCGACACAGAAAAAGGTGTTGTGACATTCTGGACTGGTCAGGCTGAACCTGATGGCTTATTAATGGCTACTCACCAGGCAAAAGAACAGATTATGATTCGCAACTTCAGTGCAACGGAAAAGATTCAGGTATGGCCGGTAGAGTCTACTGATCCAGGTGCGGTAAATATCCATGAGTCGTATCAGTCGCGTCATGTGATCGAATCAGCGGTATGCCCGGAATAATGTTACACTAAAACAAACCAACAGGGCCAGCGGTGCTGGCCCTCATTTAAGGCGGGGCTTTAAATGCACCTAAGCAATGAACAGCAAAGATTGCTTTCTTTGCTGGGAAGTGAACTACAAAAACAATGTGCACTCGAATTTATTAAAAACGGGTACGACAATAAAAAGCAGTCGTACCTGTCCGCATGTAAAAATCTCGGTAAAAAACCCTCCAAAAATCCTGAAACATCAGGGTCTGAAATCCTAAGCTATCCTAACGTGGTCGCTTTTTTGGACTCTTTCCGTATAAAGGTGGCTGAAAAGGTGGCTGTAGACGCTGAGTACGTCCTGAGAAGGCTAAAAGAAATTGATGAGCTGGATATATTGGATATTATGCTCGACGACCTGAGCGGCTTTAAGGTGCTGTCTGAATGGCCTAAGTCGTGGCGCACTTCTATTTCTGGTATTGATCTGCAGAGCATTATGGCTGGTGGTGATGAGCCAATCGAAACACTGGTCAAAAAAATCAAATGGCCGGACAAGACCAAAAACCTTGAGCTGATCGGCAGGCATGTCAATGTCAGGGCCTGGGAAAAAGAACAGACCACGACCAATGTGACAAATCACATTATGCCGGTACCGGTAGCTGACTCGGTTGAAGACTGGGAAGCTATGGCCAAGGCCAATCAGGATGCACTGCTTAATGGTGGTGAATGAGCAGCTTTAACGCAGTAGTAAAACCTCTTCCTGGGTCTCAATCCCTTTCGATATCATGCCCTTGCAATGAAATACTATTTGAAGGAACGAGGGGTCCGGGTAAGACGGCAGCCCAGTTAATGAGATTTCGCCGCCTTGTGGGTCGCGGTTATGGTGCTTTCTGGCGCGGTGTTATCTTTGATATCGAGTACAAAAACCTGGGTGATATCATTGCTCAGTCTAAAAAGCTGTTCTCAAAATTCAATGACGGCGCTAGGTTTTTATCGTCAAATTCTGAATTAAAGTGGGTCTGGCCAACCGGTGAAGAGTTGCTGTTTCGCTATGAGCAAAAGGCGGACGGATACTGGAATTATCATGGGCAAGAATTCCCTTTTGTTGGTCATAACGAGCTAACAAAACGGGCTGACTCTGAGTTTTACGAATCGATGTTCTCTTGTATGCGGTCATCATTCCGTCCTGAAGACTACCCTTTACCTGATGGTAGTCTGCTGCCACCTATTCCCCTCGAATGCTTCAGTACAACCAACCCTTTCGGCGTTGGACATTCCTGGGTTAAGCGTCGCTTTATCGATCCGGTTCCCCGTGGCGTTATTCAGCGCCAGAAAATGACGATCGACATGCAAGATGGTTCTGATCCTGAAGAGATTGAGCTAACC